TGGGAAGCTTTTGCTCCAATGATAACTGTGACTGGCGCAGCGTGGTAATTAACGATATCGGCAATGTCAGTAGCAGTTTCGTTATAAGCTCTATTGATGTTGATAATGTCAAAACAATCACTAATACCCCAAGGACTACCACTAATACGAACGTTTGGAATATGAACAACAGGTATAGTGCCGAGTGGATTAGGGCGCGAGTCAATAAGCTCATCGTTGATATACTCCTCAATTATGTCGTCCGTAAGGATCTCCGTATAAGTAAACACTTGACGAGTTCCTTCTAAAGACGTGCCCCAGAAACGATATTTAAGCTTAAATCTAATAAGACGTTCACGGTCATGGGGGTGGAACTCTGGAAAAGCAAAGCTAGAGTTAAGAGGTAGAACGCGAACTCGTCCTGGGTGTAGGCGACCAGCTGGGTCTGTATAAGGCTCTTCGTATGCAACTTTGATAAAGCAGTCGCCAGATACGGTTCCTTGTTGCCCGATTTCCCACAGAACTGTTGCTTTGTTGTTATCTACTTCCCAAACTCGCTCTAATATGTCAGGAATAATAGCTTCTGTTTCTTTAGGGCTTCGGAAGTTAACGCCCTTGCCAAATGTAAAGTTAATAATAAAGTCAGAGAAAGCTCTGTAATAGTTAAGAGCTAATTGGGTCTCTCCTGTTTGGCGCCTATAAGAATAGTGATGTCCTAGATACATTGCCCAGTTAAGTGAGTAACGGTTTAGGCGCGGACCATGTACCTCAAACTCTTCATCTGCTAGCTCTACTAACCCCAGTGGGGAGATGGAAATAGTTAAGTCGGAGGACGCTGCCCGATAACTAGGGGGTGAGAAATCAACACCGCTCACTAATTACCTCTTTCATTCATGTGCATATCATATCATTAATAAATATGCAACAACAACTTGATGTGACATTAGCCACACTAATCTTTTAAAGTATAGGTTTTTTGATTTTAGCTTTAGCTGCAGCTTCTTCTTTATCTCTCTTTTCCTGAACATAGTCCCGAAAACGAGGATCAATCTCTGACTTAGAATTAACGAACTTCCCACCCATTTGCAGGTACTTGGAATGAATCCAATTGGAGCGGGCGGGGGACTTCTTAGAGAACTTTGTAAGAGCTTGGGTAGTAATCATGTTCCATAATTTAGGGTTTGCCGGAAGTTGTTTAGGGCCTTCCTTAACTTCTCTACCTCTAATGAGTGCCATTGTTATCCTTCGGGAAAAGCCCCGCCAACCCCAAGGGGCGGCGGGGGGCTAGATTTCCTATTTAGTCAGTAACTACTGCAGCGTTACCGAGTTGTTGGTGAGCTCCATTGCGGAATACTTCCTCAATACGATTATCTCCGTGGTCAGCAAAGCCACCGGCTGCAAACTCTTGTAGATAATTTGGGGCTTCTACCCAAGAAGCAGAGCCAACGTGTGCGCGCTCGCGCATAGTCTCTTCTGGAAGCTTCTCAAATACGTTAACGTTGCGGTTCGGACGGCCTGGTGCAGGCATATAGCCTTGCATAGCTCCGTTTGTGAACTCTTGTGGGACGTCGGTGTCTGTAGCAATGCCTTCTTCAAAGCGAAGAGGTCCGCGTTGCCCAGGCATAGCTGGCGATAACTTGCGGTCATATACGGTTTCCGCATTTTCTGGAAACCTAGGTGCTGGTGCAATTGTCATTAATAACTCCTAAAGTTTGAAGTACTTCATGTAAAAGTCTGACTGTAATTGCCGTAAATTTCAGCGTAAACGAGCAACTATCTAGAAAAGAATGGAGAACTAGAAACTTCTACTGAAGGCATGGTGTGGTCAAGTGTCAAGAAACACGCAATAGCTAAAGAATCAGCGTAGTCATCGTGTGCGTGGGCTTCATTAGGGGCGGCTGCCATAAAGTTTGGGCCAGTGAACTTAGTCTCTAGGTCAGTCATTTGCTGGTAAAAGCGCCTCCACTTGCTTAGCCTACGGGTGTGGGCATGAGCAGGCCAACTAAGCATTCTTCTATCAATCAGAGCCTTTAGGTGTTTCCAACGCTTTGACTGTTCAGGTTGGCTACTTCCAATAGAGTGCACTTCTGCTCTTGGTAGTAATAGTTTTAAGCGCTGAGCCACAGCGTCACCTACTCCGTTAGCATCTACCCCAACCGCAAGCACATCATAGTTAGATAAGAAGCTTACTATTTGAAAGTACTGGTCTTCCCAGTCGTCGCCCTGCAGCTCTAACCAGTTCAAAACTCTATGGTCGAAGTATCCAAATTCATCTGGGCGATCCCAGTCAACCCACACTACAGTTACTACTGTAGAGTCCATCTTACGCGCAGGGTCTATTCCAACTACAACTGGGGTCCGCTGCCAAGCGTGTACCAACTCCGCTGATGTATCCCCAAGCTCATCCATTATGGAGGAAGTAATAAACATACCGCGCTCTAAAAGCCACTTACAGCAATAGGACATCTGAAACTCGTCCGAGTCCTCACCAATACGCAACATCTCTTTCTTTATGTACTTTGCATAGTTAACGTTTACTTTAGATACTTCTTTATAGTCCCACTCAAAATGGTTTTGTCTGCGCCCTCTTGAAGTCTGCCTGCGCTTATTTAATTGAATACTTCTATAGAAGTTATTCTTACTTGTTGTAGGGGTTCCGGTCTTAACCATAGTACCTGAGTAGTAAGCCAACATTGGGGAGATAGATTTAGAAACTACAAAGTCATCAGCTTCTTGGCACTCATCAATAACAATAAGATGAAAAGACTCTGATTCAATTTTAGCGCGAGGGTTAGCTGTCATCATGGTTAGGCTGCTGCCAGAGTTTTTAAGAATAATCTTTCGCTTTACTCCACTAACGCGTCCTAAGTTGTCGTCAATCTCAGGGTCACCTAGGATTTCAGTAGCGCGCTCAGAGGTAAGTCTATTAACTGTTCTACCAAACAGAGTTTCAACCTGACCCTCTACAGGGGCAAACATACCTATCATAATTCCGTTTTTAAACTTACCAAGTAGCTCTGGGTACATCTTCGCAAGGCGCGGTAAAAGAACCATCAATGTAGCAACTGTATTAGCAATGGTTTCTGATTTACCGCTCTGACGGGCAGCTAAAGCTGTGATTTCCTCACCGTCATTGATTATTACGGATTCAATAATGCGCCTTGCTAGAGGCAATTGATAAGGGTGCAGTGAGTGCCCTACAAGGGCATCCATAAACTGAATGCACCTATCAATGAGCATTATTACAAATTCTTTAGATAGTTCGTCTAACTCTATCTCTTCGTCTTCTTGTATAGAGTTATCGTCCTCTATATTAGGTACGAACTCGTCCTCGTCGTCTTCCAATATTTTATCCATATAGCCCTTAGTTTAAGAGTAAACAGAAAGTCTGGGTCGTTAAACCCAGACTTATCTGGCGCCATCTACGGGAGAGGAAAGAAGGAGGCAAGCATTAGTTTACTCTAAACTAATCTAGTATGCAACTCCTCAACCACGGCGTGTAACGCCTCTGCGCCCTTTTGAGCCTCATTCAAATAGAAAGTATCCCGACTTTTCTGGTAACCAGACAGGCATCTACCTATTTCATAGATGGATTGCTCCGCCCACATCTCTAGCTCTCCGGTAGGGATTCTAGATACTCGTTTGGCTACCTTCTCTGAAAAGGGTTTAGTCCAGGTTTTATCTTTATTAAAAAACTTCATCAAATAGTCCGTCCTCTGGCTCCCACGCTTTTCTACCCTTCATGGTTTTAAATAACAACTCATCAATAGATTCGTCGTCATCTAAATCAATATCTTGTCTTCCGTACCACAGTCCAATGTAAAACCCAGGATGAGTAAAAGGCGCTCTAAACACCAAACATTTGCCCATTCTGTATGGAGCTTCAGTCTCTTGGGTGGTTCCAATTTCAACTATAGGTAACGCTTTAGTGTGCCAGTAATTTAACTTTCCAACGTATGTTATCCCGTATGATTTCATGTAACCCCTTACTTAGATTTCTTTTTAAACCTACTAAGCACCTTACTAACTATCCCAGCAGTTTGACTAAGTTTAGTTCGACTACCCTCAGAAAAAGAGCTGCCGTCAATAACACTAAACCCAGAACAGTTACTCTCTAGTGTTGGCAGGTAATCATTCGTTGACGGACTGCTCTTTAAGCCAAGCCATACCTCAGTGCTAACATCTCTATACTCTACCCAAGCGCCACTTCTCATAATAATAACTACAGACTTAGTGGTTGGGTTATAGGAGATTACATAAGCTCTTGGCCTAGGTGGATTTTGCGTTGGGGCGGTTAAAGACTCTACCCCAGAGTTAGTTAGCTCAAGGTCTGCGGCTTCTTCCACATCTTTTGGGATAACTACTTCGTATTCACCTTCGGCCTCTCGTTCTTGTCGTTCACGAGCTGTGCGCTGAATTAACGACTCACGCTTGGCTACATAAAGCCTATTGTTTCTACCACGGTAGTACCCCTCTGGTACATCATTTTCCATAGTGGAATTCTACCTTATTCTTCACAGACGTGGTAAGGGGTTTCTTCTTCAAGAACTCTAACGTCGCAAACCGAGCACCTAAGGTATCTAGGTGGTTTGTAATTGTTTTGCGCCGTAGAGCCTGGTAGAAAATCTGAACCATCTTCATTCAGCGCTGAATGGTAATCGTAAATAATCTCTGGTTCAGATGCAGGATTACCTACAGTCAGCTCAGGTGGGAACGGCCCTACAGGATAAGTTATTCTGTCAGGAAAAGGATGAGCTTGTACCGCTGGCCTAGTTATTATTCGCATCTTCTGAGACCGCTTTCTTCTTTGAAGAAGCAGGCTTAGCTTCTTCAGCAGGAGTGTCTGAAGGAGCTGTTTCTTCTACGGTAGGGGCGGGCTCGCTTGTAGGTTCAGATGTAGGCTCTACTGTGGCCTGAATGGTCTCTACTAACGGGAAACTGCCAGCGTTCGCTCTCTCTTGAAGCCAAACTGGTAAACAGTTGGCGCAGTAATTTACTGGATTTAAGCCCGGGTCTGCGCAAGTGTACGCCGCTAGTTCACCGCAATTGTTACAACGAAGCATTAGTTCCTCCTAGGTATTTCCCTAAGTATAGCAAAAAGCGCCCCATAAAGGGGCGCCTTCTGTACATATCAGTTAAGCAGTTGGTGCATCTTTAGTAGGCTCAGTAGCTGGCGTAGCTTCTGCGACGACTTTCTGCGCCTCTTCTACTGCTGCAGTTGTAACCGCTTCAAGAACAGAAGCTGTTATTGGGTCTATATTTCCTTTTGCAGCAATGTCATTGACAAGGCTCTTTGGATTAACATGGGCAATAATTGGACCTAAAACGCCAATAAGCGCTGCCCAAGCTACTTCCTTAATGTTGTGGTTACCGCTCTGCCAAATAGCTAGGCCTGCTGCAAGAGTTGCATAGGCGTAGTGCTCCACCAAAGATATTATTCTCTTGCTATTAATGTTCACGATCTCCCCTTAAATTAGTATTAAGAGTTATTTTACCATTTTTGCTTTAACTGCGGATAGGTAAAAATCCCAAGGAAAATGAACACCTGGGTCCATGTGACCCCCAGCTATTTTCTTGGCGGCAGTTATATCAGCGTGACCACAGAAACCAGACTTACCAGCAAGAACTTCAGCAGGAGTTAGTTTGACTGCAGGTATGCCCCACTTATGGGCTAATTCAGCCGCTAAAGTGCTGCTAAGAGCTAACTCAGCTTTAGAGTATGTATCTTGCCATTGCTCTGCTGTCTGAGACGCTGTGCCTGCGTGTTCAATGCTTAGGCTGGCTTGATTTAGAGGAAAGTCTCCAACAGCCCATGCAGTATCCTCGTCTTTAACTGATTGAAGTACTTGCGTGTCATCCACCATGTAGTGAGCGCTAGATTGTGGAGCCGTTGCTCCAGCAAACCAGTTGGCGACCTGAGCGGCACGTCCTTCAGTCTCTGGGGTCTCCATTGTGTGAACTACTATAAGGTTTGGCTTCTTCCCACCACGCCCAGGGGTGTAGTGCTTAGCTTGTATGAATTTATAAGTCATTTATCTCTCCTAGTCTGGAAATGAATCTTTGGGGTTAATCCACCGAAGTATAACAGGAATGGCGGCGGCAACAATTGCCGAGATTAGTACATCTTTAGTTATCAGATCCTTAGCGTGAAGCGCTAGCTCAAAGGCTAAAAAAGACTGAAACCAGGTCGAAAATACAGACCGTAGTCTATTCTGATTTTGCTTTAAGAACTTCAACATCTATTTTTATCTCTTGTTGTTTCTCTATTAGGTGATCTACCTTGTTGATAAGCCCTGTTTGACCGTCGTTATAGAGCGCGTACATAATTTTACCTAGGTCTTCTCGAATACCTTCAGTGTGATTCTTAATTATGCTTCTAGCAATATATGAAAGAGCCGCTAGAACACCTGCCCCTAGGAAGAAGTAAGAATACAAGATAGTTGCTATGTCTACGTTATCAAGCATATAAGCGCTCTCCCCGGATAAAGTTCCACAAAAAATGTGTTATTCGTATAGTTTTCCATACAATTACTGAAATATCTAGGTTAAATACCTAAATTGACTTGACATATTATGTAACTCTTTATGTATGCTTCTACAACTTACTGAGAGGAGCAGAGATGCTTAATATCAGACTAAACTTTACACTTGATGTAAAGAAAGTTATACGAGGGGT